CATGCTTGCGGCCCTCGATCAGATCCAGCGCCTTTTGATGGACTTCCCAGCAAATGCTGTTTCGGTCAGTACCGGCTGTGGTCAGGAAAAACCAAAGCGGCTGCTTTCGGGCGTCACCGGAGCCTTGAGTCATAACATCGTACAAGGCGCGAGTGGGCTGGGTATGCAGCTCGTCAAAGATGCAGGCAGACACGTTCAGACCGTGCTTGGTCGCAACTTCGCTGGACAGCACCTGATAAATGGAACCGGTGGGCTGGTAGACCATTCTCTTGGTGGAGGGAATGATCTTGATGCGCTTCATAAGTGCCGGAGACTGGCGAACCATGTCCACGGCAACATCGAATACAATGGCAGCCTGCTGGCGATCAGCAGCGCAGGAGTAAACCTCAGCCTTCCATTCATCATCGTTGACCAGCATGTTTAGCGCAATGGCTGCGCCCAGCTCCGACTTGCCCTGCTTCTTGGGGATTTCTACATAAGCGGTGGTGTACTGGCGCATGGACGGATCATCGTCCCGGACAGTACCGAACACATCCTTGATAATCTTCTCCTGCCAGGGCAGCAGGGTGAAGGGCTTGCCGTGGAACTCACCCTTGGTGTGGCGCAGGCATTCGATAAACCGGATCACCCGCTGGGCTTTCAAGTCATCATACATCAGCCCCAACCACCTTTCAGAATGGACTCCATCGGGTCATCCGACGCACCGCCATCTGCGCAACCGGCAATGATCCGGGCGCGGGTCGCTGGCGTCAGGCCGAACTCCGAACAAAAGGACTGCATGATTTTCAGGTTCTGCTGGGCAATGGACACCTGCGGAACCTGTTGTACATAACCCGAAGGCGTCTTGAAGATGGAGCCGTGCTGCGTGATGAATTCTTCCGCTTCCTTCCATCGGGCATAAGCCTGGCAATAACCAGCGAAGGCCTTTTCATCGGCAACCGTCAGGATGCCCATAGCCTGCATCGCTGGAGCCAGGCGTTTCCATTCCTTTTTTGCCTCGGGCAAAAGCCAGGACGGGCATTTCACTTCGCCCTTGGGTGGCACGGGTTCGTGCGCGTTCAGCGGGCGCTTGCCTGGATTGCCTTCCAGAACCTTCAGCGCCGTGGGCTTGGGTTTTCGACCGCGAGTAGCCATGGGTGTCACCTCCAATCTTTGACATAATAGAAAAATAGGTGTATATTGGTTTTGAACGGCTCAGGAACAGTACCTCTGCAAACAATTTGAAAGGGGGTATCTGTTTGAGTAGACGTTTAAAAGTGTTGGACTTCTTGTTGGTGTTGACATCCGTCCTCGGTGTAGTATGGAGTTAGTGGTTCGCCGTAATAAGCGTTTTCATTGCCGCATTCATATGTTATCATCGCAGGTCGGTGCAGAGTGTTCTTGACTTCCTACTCGCCCTTCTGGGGAACTTTACCGGGTAGTCGGCGAGCTGCGGCCTTGCCATAATTAGCATCCTTGAATACTTTGCCTCTCTGACTTGAGGCAACACGGGCTGTGGAGAAATTCACAGCCTTTTTTCCATTTGATTCCCACTTCCGGAGACCTATTCACCCGGTTTTTCACATTAATGCATATTAAACCGGAACATCAGAGCCTAACCTGCATGATTTTGAAAAAGATGCAGGTTAGGCTCTTGACTTTTGGGATTAACCAACATATAATGAAGATGGAGGTGTGGTTTATGCTCAGAACCCTGAAAGACCGTATTATGGATTACAACGCCAACAGCTTCATGAATGAGCTGTTTGAAGCCTCTAAGCTTTTGGGTATGCTGGAGGCCAAGATTGATGGATATCAGTTCAGCAGCATCTTAGTGCCCATGTTTCGCAACAAGGAAGTCATCTCCTCCATGATGATTGAGGGAACTCAAACCACGATTACCGATGTGCTGACAGACAACCTGGCACCTGTGCGAAGCGAAAACGACAAGGTCATGCGTGAAGTCCGCAATCACACCCGTGCATTGCTTTATGGTGCCGAATATCTGCGGGGGTCGGGTTTTACAGATGACTTGATGCACACGCTTCATAAGCTGATGATGGAAGGAATTACCCATCCTTCTAAGGCAGCAAGTATTGGGCACTACAAGCAGTGCGACAATTTTATTGTCAACAGCGTGGGCACCGTTGTTTTCACGCCGCCTTCCTTCACAGAAACCGAGAAGTACATGCGTGAACTCTTGGCGTACATGAATGCTGCGAACGATGGGATCAATCCGCTCATAAAAGCAGCGATCATCCATTCACAGTTTGAGTCCATCCACCCCTTTGAGGACGGAAATGGTCGTGTGGGCCGGTTGTTGGTGAGTCTGTATCTGTTCAAAGCCAAGGTCATCAACTTCCCCTTCTTCTATATCAGCGAGGCTATTGCCCAAGACAAGGCTGTTTACTACCGTATGCTCTCCGCCTCACGGGATGGCAGCTATGATGAATGGATCCGCTATTTCTTGAAGAAGTGCACCATCCAGGCAACCAGCCTCATTGGGTACATTGATGGGATCAACGCGCTGTATCAGCAGACCAAAGAAGTGGTACAGGAGTGCGTAAACAGCCCGAAATTCGATAAGATCATCGAATGCATCTTCACCCAGCCAATCATCACCGTTGCCTACCTGGCCGAACAGCTTTCGGTAACCACCAGTCAGGCTAAACGGTATTTGGATAAGCTTGAAGAAAAGCACATTCTCTTGGGCGATGATCGCAAGCGTGGCCGGAAGTACTATTTCACCGATCTGCTTGACCTTTCCAGAAGGCGCTGATTAGATTTTATGAAAGGGGGGATGCTTATTGAAAGGAAAAAACGTGCACAAAAAAGCGCATTGACAAAGGTTGTTGCAGCAACCTAATCAATGCGCTCAGGGCAGGAATGCGGTGCAATCCTACAGTCTGTTTGAGAATTGTACCACATCCGGATCCTGATCGCAATATTTTTTAGCGATTTTGCGATATTTTTGTGCATGCCACCCATGTCAACCAAGCACAAAACGATCACTCGTTATGAGTGAGGAAGGATACCGATGATTATGAACAAGATTGACGACGGTTTTTACTCGTGGCTGGTTGATGCAGCCACCTTTGACGATGTGCTGGACATCCCCTGCATGGCGTTGCCCAAGCGGGTTGAAGTCCCGAGAAATCTGATCCCTTTTTCGAAGACCCCTTATTCGGAAAGCCACGCTGAATATGTGCATTTCTATGAGCATGACGCGGTGTTTAAGGGCTTTCTGCAAGACCCCGAGCAATACATCGAGCGCCTGTATAGGTTCCCTGGCATCATCACGCCTGACTGCTCGTTGTACAGGGATATGCCCTTGGTTCTGCAAATGGCAAATACCTATATGAGCCGTGCCGTGGGTTGCTATCTCCAAGAACAAGGCATGAATGTGGTGCCGAATGTGCGTTGGGGCGATGAAAGAAGCTATCGGCCCGGGATCACAGACATTCCCTTTGCCTTCTTGGGGCTTGAAAAGCACGGAATCGTGTCGGTGAGTACCTATGGCTGTGTGCGCGGTGAGGAAAACAAACGGCACTTCCATGATGGGTTCCACTCCATGCTGGAATTCCTTCAGCCGGAGATTGTCCTGATCCACGGAGCTATGCCAAGTGATGTGTTCTCCGACACCCCTCCGAACCTTCATGTCGCCCACTATGACGATTGGACGACCCAAAAGCGAAAGAAGGTGGGCTGATGGGTAGCGGTGAATCTGGACGCTATTACACCTCCCACGGAAGCAACCGTGTGCATCATGGGGCCTTGATTCATTCGTTTGATGGTCGGTTTACGCGCAACCCGCGTACTGGGAAGATCCAGAATATCAAGAGTGGCGGCCACGGGCAGAGCGCAATGGAAGTCATGGATAAGAACGGTATCAAGTACAATATCGTGAAGACCTATCCTAACGGCGTTCGGGTTGGCAACATCCCCTCCATGAAGGATAAGGTCAAATCCCATGGAACGGGCATGGCTTGGTTTCCGAAGTCATGGACTCAGCGTGACATGGTGCGGGCTGGCGAGCATGTTAGCCAGCTAAAGCACAATCGTGGAGTTCGGAACGGAACGGTTATCTGGGGCGTGTATAAAGGAGTCAGAGTTGGCGTGATAAAGACAAACGGTCAGATTGCAACCATCTTCCCTGACAGGTTGTATCAGCCCGGCAAAAAGAAACGGAGGTAACGAAATGCCTGACTTTACACAGTTTCATCATGTGATCAAAGAAAGGATCACGAACCCCAACGCTCAGTATTTCGC